GAAGGTGGTATTCAAAACCAACAAGTCGGGCAGCCTGAAAGAATTGCAGAAGATTTAGAAGATAATAGAACACCTGCTCAAAGACGTTCAGATGCTATTGCTGCTAATCGTAGAAAAGGAAATGTTTTCCAACGAACCTATCAAGGTAGTATAGACCAAGCTGCTGCTGTAGCTGCTAATCAAGCTGCTGCGGATAAAGCTGCTGCGGATAAAGCTGCTGCGGATAAAGCTGCTGCCGATGCAAAAGCTGCAGAAGAAGCTGCAAAGGCTGCAGAAGAAGCAAAGAAAGCTGAACTAAGACAATCTATTGACGATGCTGCTGCTGGTAAAGTTCCAACACAGGCTGTTATTCCAGATGCAGTTCAAGTTCCAGATACTGCTCCTCAACAAGTTACAACAATGGCTGCACCTACCACAGTTCAAACAAGAACTGCACCGGGTGTTGGACAAGAACAAGTAACTACAGTAGATCAAACTGCACAAGCTCAAACACCAGAACAAATACAAGCTGCACAGATGGCAGCAACTACAGTTGATACAGATGCACAAGTAGAAGCTGCAACTGGAGAAGTTTCTGATGAATCTATTGCTCAAGCTGCAGGTGTTGAACGTGTACCTACTATTGAAGCTGCAGATGTAGAAATACCAGAAGGTGCTTTAACTGAAAGAGTTATTGGTACGTTAAGTCCTGAAGCTCAATCAACTGCTGTAATGAACGTTGGTAGTTCATTGGCAAGAGTTACAAGGGCTAAGAAACAATTAGCAAATGCTGGACTAAGTGATGCAGATATTACAGAGCTTGGTAACGACCCAGAAGCTTTAGAAGATAGACTAGCAGACTTTAGTGAAGCTGAAAGAGGTATTATAGCTGGATTACCAGAAGAAGCTTTAGTATCTAATCAGATAGACACATTATTAAAAGGTATTGAAGAAGGTGAGATTCCTACATGGGCTAGACCTGCTGTAGCAGCAGTAGAGTCTGTATTAGCTCAACGTGGTATGTCCGCATCCACAGTCGGAAGAGATGCTTTGCTCAATGCTATTATACAATCAGCAATGCCTATTGCTCAGTCTAATGCACAAGCGATACAAGCTAGTGTTGGACAACAAAGAACAATAGAAGCACAAGAAGCTGAAGCTAACGCAGCTAGAGGACAACAAACAGCATTAACAAATGCAAGTAATGTCTTCCAACTTAACATGGCTCAGTTTAGTGCTGACCAACAAACCGCATTATCTAACAGTAAGTTTTTACAAACTGTAGGATTAACAGATGCTAGTATGGACCAACAAGGTATTATGCAAGATGCTGTAATGATGGCTCAAGCTAATTTAGCTGATGCAGATTTTAATCAGCGTACACAGATACAAAATGCTCAAGCTTTTTTACAAATGGATTTAACTAACCTAAGTAATGAACAGCAATCAAATATATTAAAAGCTCAACAAACTCAGCAACGTTTGTTAAGTAATCAATCTGCTCAAAATGCTTCAGCTCAGTTTAATGCTGCAAGTCAAAATCAAACTAATCAGTTTATGTCTAGTTTAGATGCTCAGATTAATCAGTTTAACGTAGGTCAACAAAATGCTACAGCACAATTTAATGCTACACAAGCTAACGCTGCTGAAGCTAGGGATGCACAAAGAGAAGCTGATGTAAATAAATTTAATGCTCAGTTAGCAACTCAAGTAGAACAGTTTAATGCTAATCAAGACTTTGCAAGGAATCAATGGAACGCACAAAACGTTGCTGCTGTTGAAGCTTCTAACGTACAGTGGAGAAGACAAACAAACGTAGCTAACACTGCTGCTCAGAACGCAGTCAACATGCAGAACGCACAGAATGCTTTTTCAATGTCACAAACTGCACAATCTTTCTTATGGCAGGAACTAAGAGATCAAGCTGATTTTGATTTTAGAGCTGGTGAAAATGAACGAAGCAGAATTGCACAACTTGTAAATACTGCACTAGCTTCAGACCCTTCTAAATATAGTTCAAGTTTAGGAAACTTAAAAAATTTAATAGGTGTTATAACAGAGGATATAATAGGATAGTATAATGGGATTATTTAAATCAATTAAAAAAGCTTTTAAAAAAGTAACACGTGGTATTAAAAAAGCAGTTAAAGGTGTTGTTAAAGGAGTTAAAAAAGTAGTTAAAAAAATTAGCTCTAGTAAAATACTTAAAGCATTAGCTATTGCTGCTGCAGTCGTAGTGACGGGAGGAGCTGCTGTGGCAGCTTTTACTGGAGGTACAGCAGCCAGTGGTACATTTGCTGGATGGATGATGAACGCTAGTCAAGCAGTTACAGGTGGGACTTTATTTGGTACATCTACTGCAGTAGCTAGAGCAGCAGGAACAGCAGCTAAATTTATTGCAACTCCTTTTGCTACTGTAGGTGCTGCTGCTGGAAACGCTGCTGCTGCTCTTACAGACTTTACAGGTCTTACAACTGAAGCAGGTAGAACTAGTGTAACAACTATTGCAGAAGGAACAGCAGCTACTACTCCATATGTTAGCGAACCGTTATCAGACCCTATTGTTACTACAGCACAGGGAACAGCATCAACGACTCCTTATGTTAGTACTCCTTTAGCAGACCCTGTAGTTGTAACTCCGGGAACAGCAGGAACAGGAGCAAGAACATTAGGTCCTCAATTAGATGCGACTAATACAATTACAGCACAAGGAACAACAGCTACTACTCCGTATGTTAGTACTCCTTTAGCAGACCCTATTGTTACTACAGCACAGGGAACAGCAATACCCGGTGTTCCTATTAGCACACCTTTAGCAGACCCAATAGTTGTAACTCCTACAGAAAAAGCATTAAGCATAACACAAAGATATCCTAAAACAACTGCATTTTTATCAGGTGCTGCAGGTTCAGCAGCTAGTACTATGTTTGGAGTCTATGCAAATTCATTAATGGCAGGAGACCCAACAGGAAGAGGAGGTTCTGGAATTGGAGAAGAAGGTGGAGCACGAAAAGACCCTATTAGTATATATAGTAACGAGTTAAATATTAATCCAGATGATTACTCAAAATATTTTACATTTAGTAACACTGCAGAAGCAGGTAACATGCCACTGTTTCAACAACAAACCATAGAGGTAGCATAATGGCAAAACCTAACAGAGGTCCAAGACCAATTATTTCAGACAGTATTAGTGATGCTGCTGGACAAATTATTGTAGACGGGTTAGATGCTGGATTTACAATTGACGAAATGGCTCCAGATACTGGACCAAAAATAAGAGGAGAGTCTAGGTTTAATCAAGAAGCGTTAGATGAAATTGTTGATCTATCTTCACAAGGTGGTGCAATTCCCGGACAAAGTTTAGTCAATGACCCTGAACAACCTTATCCTTGGGAAAGACCTCCAGAGTTTGCTAATCCTAAACATGCATTAGATTACATGGTTGGTTTAATATTTCAACCAGAAGCAATGAAAAATATTGTACAGGCTTTAGCTAACGGTGCACCAGTTGCAGACATTGCAATGGTTTCACTCTATGCAAAATTTACAGAGGGTAAATTTAACCCTGATGTTTTAATGTTGTTAGCCGAACCTATTATGTATATTATTATGGCAATTGGTGAAGAAGCTAATATTAAATATAACATTGAAGATAGTAATGATTTAGATGAACTAGATGATGAAGATTACGAAGAAGAGTTTAATCAACAAGTAAACGATTTTAGAACTGTCTTTGAAGATATTAAAAACGGAACTATGAAACAAAAAATAGAACCTGAAAAAATTAAAAGTGGTGTTGTACCACAAAACATTCTAGACAAAGTTAAAGAACAAGGTCCAGAAATTAGAAGTTTATTAAGTCAAGGAGAAAGCTAATGGCAGATTTTAAACAAAGTCCATTTAAACCTATGTCAGAAACTTATGGAAAAATAGCCAGAAGTTTGTTATCTAGTACTGGTGACTCTTATAAAAAAGATGTATACAAAGGAATAGGATTACAAGTAATTGCAGATGGTTTAAAGGGAGTTGGTGCTAGTCTTAAGCAAGGTGTTCTTGATGGAGCTAATGATGTTAAAGAACAGTATAATGATATTTTTAAAACTAACCAAGCTGAGTATGAATCTTTTGTAGATGAAAGAGCAAGACTAAAAAGATATTTAGAAAACAAAGAAACATTTTTAAATGAAGAAGCTGCAAAAGTAATTAATAATACTAATGAAGCTGTTGAAGCACGAGTTACATGGTCTGAAGTAGATAATCAACCAGAAAATATTAGAAATGCTATGTATAAAGCATATAATGATGAACGAGAAAAACTACAAAGAGAGATGGAACGTTTGGAAGTAGACCCTAGAGCAAAGATACGAACATTTGAAAAGTTTAATGAACGAGCAGTAGATGAATATTATGCTGCGTTAAAACTTGTGGAAGACGACCCAACTAAAAAAGGACTTGTAAGAAATCTTTGGAATAGAGTTTTTAAAACTGAAAGAAAAGATGGAGAATTAGTTACGACTAATGAAACCTTGTTAAAGTTACAGTCAGATTTAAAAGATGCAAAAAGAGATAGAAAAACTTTTAGAGACAGTATTGAAAAACAACAAGTTGTAGAAGGTTTATATACTCCTTTAGAATTTAAAAATAAAGACATTGATAGAAGTGGTCTTTACTTTACAGGTACTCCACTTCTACGAGATGCTGTTAAAAATATTCCAGAGTATACAGGTTTAAAGGATAATTTTTATCACGAAGCTTTAGATATAGTTCTTGATGAAAATCCCGGACTAACATCAGACCAAGCTCTTAATAGAACTTATATGATGATTGTAAACGGTGAATTTAATCCTGAAGAATATCTAACACGAGATAAAGTTAAAGAAAACGCTGGAAGAAATTTAATTACTTTATTTGAAAATTTAAGTTCAAATGATAGAAGAAAATATTTTGAAGAAGACCCATCAAGATTATTTAAAGTTGCAGATGCTTATGACAATGATAATCAACCTAATGAAGCAAAAGGTCTTGGTATAACATATAAAGATATTTTTGAAGAGAACAAATCTCTTGCTGGAACATCCCAACAAAAACAAACTTATATTGAAGTATTTCGTGGAATATTGTCTCAAGATAAAAAAGCAAATAAAGCTGCGTTAGCAGATATTAATTATCAAGCAAATATGGGTACATATGCTTCAATGGCAGAAAATTATTTTACAAAAAATAATAAAAATTGGGAAGAAAAATATGACCCAATTCAATTTCAAATAGCTGTCTTGTCATTTTTAGATCAAAATAATATGACAACCACACGAATGACTGAAGCAGATTTAATAGATTTAAGATTAACAGATAGAAGCACACGCTTTGATGAATCTATATTAGATGATACTCCTAAAATGATTACTGAATTAAGAAAAGCTAATAGAGAAAATGATATTTTAGACTTAAGAAATAAATATCAAAATGTTGTTAGAACAAGCACAAGGCTTGAATTAGATTTAGATGAGAGAGAAGAACTTAGTAAAAAAATTGATTCTATTTTTACAACCTCTGGAATAAATTTAAATGAAGAAGATATTACATCTGGTGCTATTTATAGTGGTGCAAATCTTACAACTTTAGAACCTTCTATTAGTGATGTAGATTTTAACCCTGTTCCTTTAGAGGGTGGTTATTATTTAAAAAATGCTAATAAACTTGTAGCTCAGATGGACTTAGAAAGTTTATCTGATGGTCAACTTTTAACATTGAGATTAAATACTATGCCTAGAAGTATAGGTCGTTCAAGTTCTTTGCCTGAAAAATTAGGATTGCCTTCTGATATTTCTTTAGATAGTAGAAAAACATCTGGCTTGACACCGTTACCGGGCTTAAGCGATTTATTTGCAACACCTAAAGTTCGTGTGCAATTAAGAAATAGAATTGAAGATGAACTTGATAAAAGAGAATACTCTGGACCAATTCAAATGGCAAAAAGAGAAGACTTTGAAGTTATTCCTGAAACATGGTGGGATAGATATAGAATTGAAAATCCAAGAGGTGTTGTAAATACTAGAGGATTAAGACGTGGTTCAAAATATAATACTCAAGGATAGTTAATGGCATTAACTTCTTTAACAGGTGTAGGCATTCTTAAAGGAAGTCTTCCCACTCTTAAAAATAACTTGACAATCGGTTCAGGCTATGCTGGACGTAAAAAAACTTTAGACGAGTTAGAAAAAGATGAACAGTTTTTAGAAGTCTCTGAAAGGTTTTTACAATCTGTGGGTGAAAACTCTGATGATGTGTTTGAATATTTAAGAGACTCTGATTTTAATTTATACTCTGGTATGAGACGAGCTGCACAAAGTGCTAACTTTACAGATCAACAAAAACAAGATTATAATTATCTAAGAAAAGAATTTGATAATGCTGATTTAGGAAGCATGAAACAATTCTTTGGGTTAGTTAAAGATGCAGCTATTGATATTACCACTGACCCCACTGCTATAACAGCAGCATTACTTACTCCTGTAACAGGCGGAGCATCGTTAGCTGCAAGACAAGGAGTTGCAACAGCAGGGTTACAAGTAGCTAAAAACTTTGTAGGTCCTACCATTCCTAAAAGTATTATAGCAGGTCAACTTAAAAAAGAAGGAAAAGAAGCTGTCAAGAAAGCAGCACTAGTCACAGGTGCAGAAGTAGGAGCATGGACAGGACTAGACAATCACTTTAGACAAACAACTGAACTAAATACTGGTATAAGAAAACTATATTCTACACCAGAGTTAGCAGGTACTGCTGCGTTAGGAACTTTAACAGGTGGATTACTTGGTGGAGCTTTACAAAAAGGTAATCTTTTCTATAGTAAAATGAATAGACTTTATTCAGAAGATGGTTATTTAACACTTGAGCCGGGAAGTTTTCAAGATAAAGTTTCAAAAACTTTAGAAGCTGGAGACAGAGTAAAAGCAATGACAATTGGGTCGGCTACGTCTATACTAGATACAAAAGCAAAATTTTCTCCTATTACCAGAGAGCTTGGTAATTTAATGCGAGAAGATTTTAGTCGTGGCTTTGGTGGACTAACACGAGAACGTGTAGCATTAGGACACGGTGAACTACTAGAAAATCTTAGAGGTCAATATCATAGCGTGTTTGATGAAGCTACTGCCCCACTACGTAAAGCTGGTGCATTTAAAGAAGCAGACGAATTAGGTGTTATTAGAATTTTAAGAGGAGATAAACCTGAAGGTTACAGCGAAGATGTTCAACAAGTTGCAAAAGACTTAAGAGGGTTTTTTAATAAAATATTTGATGATGCTATTGAAGCAGGTCTTATAAAAGAAGAAAGAAAACTTCCAAATTATTTTACAAGAAGCTGGGACAGAAAAGCAATTGAAGAAAACAGAGAAACATTTGCAGATTTATTAATTAGTGAAAACGTTGTTAAAGATAAAGCTGATGCTTCTGATCTTATTAATGATATGCTTAATAAGAACAACGAGTTGTTTTCTTCACATTCTATTTTATTAACACAGTCAAGAGCATTTCAAGATTTAAACGATAACGCTTTTGAAAAGTTTTTAACCAATGATTTAAACACTGTGGTAACTTACTACATGAATGCTGCTAATGCTATACAGCATAAGAAAAGTTTTTTACTACCGGGATTTAGCACAAAATCTAATGCAAATCAATTTGCTGCTAGATGGCTAGACCCAATGGATAGAGAGCTAAGAGAAGCTAGAGGAGGAAGAGGATTATCTAGAGGAGATAGAAAAAGAATTACTAAGTTATATGAATCTATAACTGGACAAGTAAATTATTTTGATAGCCAAAGAATACAGGGTGCTTATGATACAATGAAACTTGCTAACTCATTAGCATATCTACCGTTAGCTACAGTATCATCATTAACAGAAGCAATGATTCCACTAACAAAAACTAGTGGCTCTGTTACTAAACCAGTTCAAGATGCATTAAGTGGAGTAAAAGAAGGACATAAAATTTTTGTACAAGATATTCCTATTTTGTTAAGAAAAAAATATGACATGCCAGATTCACAAATACAAAAAGAAATGAATCAAGTATTTATGGCAATGGATGAATCATTAGCCGAATCTACAAATCGTTTAACTGGTGAAGGACTGCAAAATGAGTTTTTAAAAAAACAAGCACGAGGATTTTTTAGACTTAACTTACTTACTCCTTGGACAAAATCTGTACAGTTAGCTTCTTTTAATATTGCAAAAAACTTAATAAAAGAAAACTTAGAAAAATTAAATAAACTTTCTAAAGAAGGTGTTGATATATTTAATGAGACAGCAACCAAAGAGTTAAGTAGAAAAGAAGTACGCAATATTCAAACATTAAAAAGTGAAGTGTTTGATTTAGGCATAGATATAGAAGATGGATTAAGGTGGTTAAATAGCGGAGCTAAGACAGGGTTTGGAGCTGAAAGAAAAGATGGTATTTTGACTGGTCAAATTAAATATGAAGACAAGTTTTATCAATCAGTCATTCAAGGAGCAGGTAGATTTGTAAACGAAGTTATAATGCCTGTAGGTAGAGATAGAGCAAGAATACCTATATTTATGACAAATCCAAAGGTAGATATTTTAACACAGTTTTTAAGATATCCAACCGTGTTTAGTAATACAGTTTTAAAAAATTATATTCGATCAGCAGTTAATAATCCTACCGTTAATGGAGCAAAGCTAGGAGCTTTTGCTTTGATGGCTACTAGTTTAGCATTAGGCACAAACTATTGGAGGTCAAATGAAGATAATCGAGATAAAATAGCAGAACAAGGTTTTGAAGATGAAGACTTTATAAAAGCTTTTCAAAGGGTTGGGTTGTTTGGTCCACTTGAATATGGCTTACGTTTTAAAAACTCTATTCAGTATACAAAAAATCCTTACGTTTCAGTTTTAAGTTTAGGAGGACCTACAGTAACTGATACTCTTGGTTTACTTCTAGGAAGAAAAGGATTAGTTGAAACAGCAGCAGGTAAAACTCCATTCATAGGAACTAAAGGTCTTATGAATAAATATATTGGTGCTAATCCTTACGATGATTTAAATATATTTGCAAAAGAAATAGACAAAGAAGCAGCCTATGCTCTAGGTATAAAAGACAGACCCAAAGATAGAAAATATACACGTAATTATACTGATTTTTATAGAAGTAATTATGTTACAGGTGGCATAGTCGAAGGAAAAGACAACGTACCTTTTACTAAAGAAAACCCAGCAGATAGAGTTGACCCGTTTACTGGTGAACCTTACCAAGAGCAAATGAATAGATTAGGTTTTAAAGACGGTACTATTTTTGGAACAATAAAAGATACTCTTGAAAAAGCATCTGAAGTTGCTGCTAATACGGTGAATAAATTAAAAACAGAAAGACAAGAACCTAGTCCTGAAGATACACAACGAGTAAATAATTTTCTTGCCAAACACTATGATAGATTTAAAACACAATATCCTGAAATGTCAGATGTATCTTTTGAACAATTTAAAGACTCTGCACAAAGATTAGCAGCCAACGTAAGAAAGATTGAAAGTGATAATAACAACATAGCTTTAGGTTTTAATAAATTAGGAAGTTCTGCAACAGGTAAATATCAATTTTTAAAAGATAGTGTAGACCCAGCAATTAATAGAACATTAAGAAGACTCGAACCCAAAGATAAAAATATATTTGATGGTATACGAGAAAGTAAAGATACAAGTAAATTAAATGATGAAGCTCAACAGTTATTATTTTATGGAGATATGTTTGAAAAAACAGGAAGTGACAAACATTTAGTTCCTTATTTTTTAGGTGATGAACAAGCTGGTAAGAATGCATACTTATATCAGCACCATACATTATCTTCAAAAGTTCCTGAATATAATAAAGCAACAATTGACAGAACTAATAAACTTTGGAACAGCCCTGAATAATATGATACTTTACACAGAGAAACAATTAGGCATAGCCTATAACATTTACAGAATGCACCAGATTGGACAAGGGCTAAGTTTTATGGAGTTAGAAAACTTTAGAAGGCTTTACGAAGAACTATTAGAAGAGGTATATGATGTTCCCATTTGAAATAATAACCATGCTAGGCTCTACTTTAATTAGTAGTATGTTAAGTCTGTGGTCTCAGCGTATGAAGGCTAAACAAGACGAGCAAAAGATGTTGATTACTCGTGGCGAGTTTCAACTCAAAGCTGTAGATGCTGCACGAAACGTAGAAAATGTAGGGTTTCAATGGACAAGACGTATCATTGCACTCTCATCTATCTTTGCAATTGTTATACTACCTAAACTAGTAGCAGTATATTATCCTGA